GTCGCTTGTTCAATGTGTATCCTGACATTGATACCGACCGTGAGCCTCCGCATCCGCTTTACGACGCGGTCATCCCGCCTCCGCCGGGATTCCGCATCGATGTCAAAACGACCAAGTACGACAATGGGAAGCTATTGGTCGATGCGCGTAAGGGAGTGAAGACTGAGGCTGTTGATTTCTATGTCCTGATGACCGGAACTTTCCCCGGCCCGTACACATTCAGAGGATTCATCGCGAGAGAGCATATCATCCAGCCTCACAAACTTGGCCTACTCTGTGGGTACAAAAGTTACATGGCGGAGCAGTCGGAGCTGACGGACGAGCTTCCAGATCCTCCACTATTCTGATTGACATTGCGGCTATTCGTATGCGTCAGTGCGCGCATCGACCCTAAAGGAGTTGCATTCAACTGGTCATTGAATGCGCCTGTCTAAGCGGCAATGACGCTCCGCAAATGGGAGGTAGGATAATCAGCCACCGTGTGGTGGATTGATGGCCTACCATAACGCGGTAAATGTCGGTTTAACTCATTTCATAACATGGCTTGTCCTAATGTCTTCAACGCCTTCGCGGTGGCTACTGAGTCGCTCGCGCAGGACGTCTATAAGCGCGCCTCGTATCGCTCGATGTGGCTCAACATGATTGAGCGCGGCGAGTATCCTCAAGGTACTGGTCTGACCCAGACCTCGTTCACCACCACCTCCATCGAGCCGACTGCGGCTGAAGAGTGGTCGGCCATCACCCTCGCCAGCGGTAACCCCGGCGATAACGGTGGTGCTTGCGATGTCACCTACAATGACGTTCCGGTCGGCTACAATGCCGTCACCTGGAGTCCTGAGCGTTTCGCCCTCAAAGGTCCGCTCCTCTGTAAGGACGATCTGACCTTCGACCATCGCGTCGAGGCGTTCCTCCGCGTGTATTTGGAGAAGCTCTCCATCCGCGCGCAGCGTTCGTGGGAGACTCGCTATCAGAACATGTTCGCCAAGTACGCCATCAAGGCGATTGCTGATTCGAGCTTCACCCAGACCGAGACGATTCCGTCCGGCGTGAATGAGCTGCCTTGGATTCAGACCGGTTCCGCTGGTCAGGCTCTGAATCAGTCCACCTCCGAGCTGACGCAGGAAATGCTCGATGTGGCTGCCGCTACGCTGATCCGCAACGGTGCCACCAATCCCGACAGCTCTGGCTTCATCAGCTACAGCAGCGACGGTCCGGTGTTTCCGCTCTATATCGGTCTGGAAGCCAGCCAGCGTATCGCTCAGAACAACCCCGCGTTCCGCGACGACCTTCGCTTCGCCGACATGGGCAGCGGCACTGGCGCGGAGTTGCTTAAGCGCATTGGTGCGAATCGGGTCATCAAGAACTTCCGGCATGTGCCGAATCTGTTCCCGCCCCGCTTCACCTACGCTGGCGGCAAGTACACGCTTGTTCAGCCGTTCACCAGCGCGAACGGTACGAAGGGTACGGTCTACAGCGTCAATTCGAGCTGGACTACCGCCCCGTACGAAGCCGCGTTCGTCGTCACCCCGTATGTGTTCAAGTCGCACATCGTTCGCCCTGTGAACCGTGTCGGTGACTTGAGCTGGATGCCGACCAACTACATGGGCGAGTGGCAGTGGGTGACTGGTGCCTACAAGCTCAACGTCGATTGCGCCGATCCTCTGGAGAAGAAGGGCCAGCATTATGCTGAGTTCATTCACGCGCCGGAGCCGATTTTTACGAATCAGGGTATGACGATCATCTTCCGTCGTTGCACAGGCGCGCTCACGACCATCATCTGCTCGTAATCGGAACAGTTGATAATTCGAGAAATCCGCAGGTCGAAAGGCTTGCGGGTTTTTTGTTTCTGGCTACCGTCGCGGCGGTTAACTCATAGGTTGAATGTCTGTAGCAGCCTCGTTGCGAGGCAACCCCTTATCGGCCCGAAAGGCTGGTAGGGGGTTTTTCGCGTCGCATTAGCCTTGACAGTATGCGCGGCAATCTGATGCTTCCGTCATGCCGAGTTTTACTCTCCCCGAAGGCGTTGAAATCCCCGAGAATTTGAAGGAAGGCGAGGCGTTCCAGACGATGGCGACTATCGTTCTCGGCAAGAACGGCAAAGCTGAGTTCATCGAGATTGATGGCATGGCCATCCCCGGCTACGAGAAGAAGTCGAAGGGCAAGAAGCTGGCCGAGCGTGGCTATGAGGAGGAGGAGGAGGGCGAGGAGATGGAATCTGAGGGCGACGGAATGCGCGAAGGATTCATCGCCGAGGTGATGCGTCGCGGCTCCGGTCCGATGGCCTAATGCGGCAGTAAACCATAGGAAAACGATATGCCAAACATCACATGCGACGAGGCGGAGACGCTGATCAATGAGGCGGCGTCGCTGGGATGTCGTTCTCCGTGGGAGGTCGAGTTGGCCAAGCTTGCGCTGGAGAACCGCATCGCGACATATCTGGCTGGCGGCGGCGCGACACGCGGTGCGTATCGGAGCGTTAGCGCAACTGGCAATGTGGTGAGCGGTGATTACTTCCTGATCTGCGATGCGACGGCTGGCGCGATTACATTGACGCTTCCTCCGGCTGCGCTTGTTCCTGGCCGCATCTATGTCTTCAAGCGCATCAATGCTGGTGCGAACGCTGTCATCGTTGATGCCTACGCGAGCGAGACGATTGATGGCGCGGCGACTCATACACTGACCCCGCAGTGGAACAGTCTGGCAATTATGACCAACGGAGTCGCGTGGTTCATTATATCTGACCGTTGATATGGCAAACATCTCCTGCACCCAAGCGGCTGAATTGATTGCGGAGGCTCAAGGAGCTTCATGCAAGAGTCCGCGCGAACGCATCCTGCTGGAGATTGGCCTACTTTGGGAGGCGGCGACGCTTGGTGGAACGGCGGATATTACCGCTGATAACACCGTGATTACGGCGGACAGCACGATCATCACGGCGGACATGACCGAATTTATTTAACCGTTAGAAAACCCCTTACATAGATTATGGCACAGCAAACGATTAACGTAGGCGCAGCTCCGAATGACGGAACGGGAACTCCGCTGCGTACGGCGTTCCAGTACACGAACAGCAACTTCACCGAGCTGTACACGGCGGTCGGGCCGAGCGGCAACAACATCGTCGTACCCGGCTCCGCCACCATCACCGGCGATCTGACGGTGGATACCAGCACCCTGAAGGTTGATTCGACGAACAATCGGGTGGGTATTGGCACTGCAAACCCGATTACTCCGTTGGATGTGCGAGGATCAGGCGGTACTGGCGCATTGTTCCTTAGAACCACCGACCCGACTTCAGCGGTTTCATCTGCTTACATCCAGACACCTGTCTCAACTGGATTTTCTGCACTCGTTCCAATTTATGGTTTCTGGTATCAAAACTGCGGTATGGGAAATCCCTCAAGCGATGCTGTTACGCTGATAACAGCATCAACCGAGCGGTATCGGATTGATTCAGCCGGAACTTGCACATGGTCTAACGTCGGCGGTGGCGCTGGCACCGCCATGACCCTCAACTCCACCGGACTTGGGGTGGGGGATAGTCCTGCGACAAAGATTTTTGCCCGTGTCACTCCCCCCGGTGCTGGTCAGGATGGTATGCGCGTCAGCGACGGAACTCGACTGATTCAGATGTCGATTTCTGGTTCGAGCTATTCCTATCAGGGAATCGGATCGAATCAAAACGTCATCTACGCTTCAGGAAATCCGCTTTCGATTCTGTCGGATGCTCAGAATCTGAGGCTTGGAACGTCGTCCACTAGCTACCTATTGCTGGACTCCTCCGGCAACGTCGGCATCGGAGTTACGCCGAAGAGTTGGGCTTCTGGATATCGCGCATTGCAAATTGGTATTTACTCCGCGCTGACGGACTCTCAGGGAGGAGCAACCTATCTGACAAACAATGCCTATTTTGATTCAGTCGATAGCCGGTGGGAATACATAACAAACAACCGTGTTGTTCGTTACGATCAGGATACCGCAGACGGTGGGCATAAATGGTATTCCGCTGGTTCCGGTGCTGTTAACGCGGCAATCACTTGGGGAAATCCGCTGATGACGCTGGATGCGTCGGGGAATTTGCTGGTGGGGACGACGGATGCTACTCAAACCAGTGGTGTTGGAACCAAGATTCTAGGTTCTGGTCTTGGCCCTTATGTTGTAAACCCTGCAATTGCAAACAGTGCGCTTGCTTACACGATGTATTCGACCGGAGCCACTGCGTATCGGTTCTACGTCGGATGGGCTGGAACGGTGTTTGCCACAAACACGGTCATCTCAGCTATCTCCGATGCTCGACTGAAAGAGAACGTCCAAAATCTCGACGTTGGTCTGAATGAGATTCTCGCTCTCAAGCCGCGCAAATTCGACTGGAAGGCTGGCAAAGGTAAGGACATCAAAGGCGACAGGGGTTTCATTGCTCAGGAGTTTGAGACGGTGTTCCCGAACCTCATCGACGAGTGGGCTGATCCTGCTCCCGAAGGCGAAGCTCCTTACAAGTCCGTTCGCCAAGACCTTATTCCGGTGTTGGTGAAAGCCATCCAAGAACTCGCTGCCGAAGTCAACGCTCTCAAGAAAGCCTAATAATATGACCATCCTCTGGCTCATCGAACGCCTTCTCACCAAGCCGGTTGAAGGCTCCAACACCGATGTCGTAATCACCGCCGATTGGCGATGCAACGGCTCGCAGGAATCATACAGCGGCACCTGCTATGGTAGCTGCTCATTCGCGCCTCCGACTGGTAGCTTCACTCCTTACGACCAGTTGACTGAAGCGCAGGTTCTCGACTGGTGCTACGCCAACGGCGTGGACAAGTCGGCCATCGAAGCGAACGTCACCGCGCAGATCCAGAACCAGATCAACCCGCCCGTGGTGAGTCTGCCGCTGCCGTGGAATCCTCCGGTGGAAATCGTCCCGCCCATCGTTGAGCAAAAGGAGCCGGTTTTGGTTGCCAATGACGCCAGCGTCTCCGATGCTCCGTCGGCATGATTAAAATTGAACTGACAACCGAACAAGCGAACAACCTGCTGCAGCTCATCGATATTTCGATCAAGGCTGGCGGCTTTCAAAATGCAAAGGTCGGAGTACCTCTGGCCGAAATCATTCTGGAAGCCGCTAAGGCCAACGCTCCGCAGCAGGAAGCCGCTAACTAATCGCATACGATGACGGACCACCACGCTTTCATTCGAGATATCTCAATAGGCGTCGGTGGTCCGGCCATCGGCATTCTGGGGAACGCGGTATTCTCCGATCCTCATCTCAAGACTGCATCATTGGCACTTGGCGCGTTCGCCGCGCTTCTAACCTGCGCCGTCAAAGCAGTCGAACTGTATCGAAAACTCAAGAACGACAAATGAACGCTAATCTCGCCTCTCTTATCCGCCACATCCTCACCGCCGCTGGCGGTTTCATCGTCGCCAAAGGTCTGGCTAGTGCCGATCAGGTTTCCGAACTTGCCGGTGCCGCCGTGAGTATTTCAGGCGTCGCTTGGTCGATTTACAACAATAAGAAAACAGCCAAGTCCGACGCTCCGAAGGCTGAGTAATGATGAACTTTCTGGCCGACTTGGTGATGAAGCTGGTCATCTGGCTTCATGCGCTGACGAAGCAGGATACGACAAATGAAGACGCCAAGAAACAACCGGATCTTAAGCGTTCTCTTCTTGATCGTGTGCGCGAGCATGAGCGTGAGCTGCGCGAGCCGAGTGATTTACGTCCCGCACGGGGAGCCGGTGAGGCTGGCGGAGAGCGTAAAAGCTAAGGTTTGGGTCGTTGACGCGAGCGGCAAATCGGTGCGTAGTCAGAACCGTATTGCCATCCATGAAGGATGGTATGCACTGCCGAAAGAATGATATGAGCAACAACGCACCTTACAAAGGTTCCCCGCCGCTCTCGCGGCCCAGCGGTAGCGGAGCTTACAAGCAGTCTCCGCCGCCCAAGCCGCCCGTTAAACCGGTTGCAAAGCCGGTTCCAAGTGGAAGCGGTCCGTATCGTAAATGATTCAAACGCGAAAAGCCCCCGGCGGTAATGAAAACCATCGGGGGCTAATTGTTTTGTAAGCGATACCTGTCAGCGTCCTAGCGACTTCATCACGCTGGCGACAAAGTCCTCGCTCTTGGCGGAACTTGCGTTAGCCGGTCGTGAGCCGCCGCTGCCAGTCGCTTTCGACGTAACGCCAGGCTCGCTGCCACGGAACTTCGACAGTTCGGCTTGGAGACGCTTATTAACCTCAACCTGAGCATAGAGAAGCTCGCGGTATTTCGGAGCGGCAGCGGCCCAAAGAGCGGCCTTGGCGAGGTCTTCTTCGCTGTTCTCGCCATTGAAGATCTGCTGCGCGAGGCTTAGACGCTCGTTTAGCTCACCGTTCCATTCCTCATCGCCATCACGCGGTTCGAAGATTTCAAGCGCGCGAGCGTTCTCGCTCACCTTCTGCCAAGTCTTGGTGGCCGACTCCAATGCAGCCTTTGTACCCTGCTCGTTGTCCTGTTGGTACTTCGAGATAATGGCGTCGTAATCAGCCTTCGCCTCGGAAATCTCCGACGCCTTCTCGTTGTTAATCTCGTCGTACTTAACGATCAACGCGCCGAGCTTGGCTTTCTTGGACGGGGAAAGACCTTCGACAATGTCGTCGATCTGCGAGTTGCGATAATCGCTCTCGGGCGACTTGAGTAGGCCAACAAGCCTCTCGCCATCGCTTCCGACAAGACTCTTCACGGAATCAAAGACGCCGTTGATTTTGCCTTCGTACTTCTTAACGAACTCAGGATGACGCTCGACATCGAGGATGCGGACACGCTCGGAAAGCGCATCACGCTCCTGCTGCAACGTCTTAAGCTGCTCCTCGAAGTTCGGATTGCTGGTCTTTCCAGACTTCAACTCCTCAAGCTGCTTGGCGAGCTGCGCCTTCTCTTCCTTGATCTTTCGGAATGCGTCAGCGGCCTTCGTAGACTTGATCGTCTCGGGAATATCGGAATCAGCGTCCGTAGAAGTCGGAGCCGAATCGGCCTGCTGCTTCTTGGTGCCGAACATCCGCTCGATGTCCATCTCGGCTTTCGTCAGCTTATCGTTAGACTTCGTCTGAGGCTTCTGCTTCGTCGCCTTCGGCTCTTCTGTAACCTGCGAGGCAGAATTGGCCGACTCATCAGCCGATGCGGCGTCATCAATGCCGCTCGCTTTGAAAGCGTCGATAAATGAGCTGCCAAAGTCGGGAGGTTGCGCGGCGTTGACGAGAGGTGAGTTCAGTGGTTCTTCCATAATCTATTAGTATTGCTTATCGAATGTTGCTTCAGGTTCTTTCGCTGTTTCAGTTACTGCCAATTTACGAAGGTTTTCAAGACAATGCGCGTAGCCAGCGGTTACACCGGCAGCGAAAATAATGTCCGATTCCTTGCTGCCATGCGATGGCATCGGAACCGGCATTGATTCGGCAACGATGCGTAATGCCATGCGAAGGACAGGATTTTGAAAGACTTGAGCGAGTTCAGCCTGTTGGCCATCGGTCTGCCAATCGGACAGATTGATGTCAGGCAGCTCCAGCAGGTTCTTCGGACTCTCCTTCTTCGAGCCTCTTAGCCAGTTGATCATACTTTGTTTTCTTGTTTCGTTTCAGTTTGTGCCTTTGGGGAATCGGATCGAGAACCTCGTCGAGTTTGACTGGGTTCTCCTTATTGACGACATCGCGCTTCGGTCGAATGACCTTCGTAATCTCAAGCATGTCAACGAGTGGCAGCTTGATGTAGCCGCAATCAACGTCGTTGATGCCGTACGAGACGACGAATTGGTTCTTTGCGCTGTCATAGAATGCGCCACACGGGAACACGACCGCAGGCAATCCTGGCCACCAGTCCTGCTGATTCGTGCCAGTGAGAAGCGGCAACGTCGTCATGCGAGCGATTCGAAACGGAGGCTTTGCCTCGAATGCGTACGCCCCCATGTAGTAGCGACGCTTCTTGTTTATCCACGGCAAAGAGCTGTGGAAGAAGGTCCAGTACAGGCCATCGACGTAGATGGGGTTTGAGCCGCCTCGAACCTCACCGAATTTCCAGAGCGGATTGAACTCGTCGGTGACGTACTCGGCTTCCTTCTCAAGACGCCCATTAAGGCGCACAACGACATGAGGATTGGCCGAATACACCATGTGTGGCGCGTTGTCGTGAACGAAGTAGAGCCAGTTCTTCTCATGGCCCTCGTTGATCATGGCCTGCGCGTAGTTGTTACCGTAGATCGGATCGAAACGACCGACGTTTAGGAACTGCTTATCGAGCAGGAACATCCCCTGGTGCGCGTACGACTTGAACGGAACGAACGTGCAGCAGCTTAGTCCATACTTGTCGCCGAACTTGACGACGCGAGGGTCTTCGAACTGCTCGTTGGGATAATGCGAAACCAGCGTTGCGAGTGCTTTCTTGGTGGCTCGCAGGTTCTGGCTGAGTTCGAAGATGACAATGTCGTTCTTCTCGACGTAGACGTCCTCGTCCTTCTCGCGCTTGTTACGGCAGCGGCGGGTGAAGAGGAGAATCTTTCCGTCAGGATCTTGGACGATTGCCGGATTGAAGTAGTAGGTTCCGGTTTCCTCCGGCAGGACAATTTTGCCGACTTCCCAGTCAACTTGTTCTGCCAACTTTGGAACGTCATTTTTTGCGTAGCTCATTAGAAACTCGGCTGCGAATTTGATTTCGTCGTAGAGAGCAAGCCAATGATCGCGTTCCTCGCGGACCTCGGTCAGATGCTCCTCATGTTCTTTGGTTCGAATCTCAAGCGTAGTTTTCAGATTCTCAATTTCATTCAGAAGATCCGCTTGGCCATCACCGCCATTTGCGAATCGCTTGAGAGCTTTAATAGACAGGCTTCGGATTATGTCTTTCATTTTGAATTCGCCAATCAATCTGGAATCTCAGTTTCGAACTGGTCGGCCACCCTTGGTAGGATGGAGTAAGAGTTCAAAAGATGCCGACTTTTGAAGTAAATTAGCAAATCAATGTGAGCCGAAATTTCAACAGTCGTCTCAAGCAATGGCTTCAACGCTTTCCGTCGAACAATGTAGGCGTGAGTGCAAAGCGGATGGCAGCGATACAGGTTATGGCCAACTTTTTCTTCGACACGACCAACAGAGCAGCATGATCCAGCAAAAATCATGTCCCAATCTTGCGGAGCCTCTTTCAATGCAAGGTCAATCGCCTCTTTCCACCCATCTCGGAAAACAACGTCGTCCTCAAGAACCAACCAGTAGTTCTCACCTTCGGACATCTCAAGCGCACTCCAGAGCATAATGTGCGACATGGTGCATCCAATGTGCTTGGCGCAGATGTAGATGGGATTTATCGGATCATCTTCGGTGTACGGAATCGTCGCTTTCAGGCCGGACTTTGCGCCGTTCAGACCGTGGAAGAACTTGAACTTTTCAATCCCGGCTTTTTTGAGGCTTTCCTTTACAAACTCGATGCGTTTAGAGCCGCGCTGAGTGATGACAATTGGAATCATTTTTTAGTCTTTTGGTAGATTGAGAACACACTTTCTTTCAGATCGTACCGCTGAATCAGGGTGCAGTATTTTTCCACAAATCGAATCGCGGTCTGGGTCGATTCCCAGTTCACATCGTCCATCACGATGTAGCCACCAACCTTGAGCTTTGGAAGCCAGTTGACGACATCGCTCGTAGACGGCCATTCGGCGTGATTGGCGTCGATGTGAACCATGTCCATGTCGGGCAGGAATCGCGACGCATCCCATGAGGACATGCGGCAGAATTGGATGTGTTTCACAAGCTGCGCGCGAACACAGTGGCCAACGAAAGCCTCGTAGTGGCCTTCAAGATTGATTTTCGACCACCACTCTTGATTGCTACTGTTCTCGTCGTCGATGCAGTCCTCTTTCTTCCAAGAATCAATAGCGTAGACGGAGCCGCTTTCATTGAGCTTACAGGCGTAGGCCAGTGCTAATGTGGATTTGCCTTCGAAAACACCAACTTCAGCGATTCGTTGCGGCTTGCTGTCGATAACCAGCTTTCCGATCTGAAAGCCTTTTTCAACGTCGCACCAGCCACCCATTTTTGGGTATTGATCTGAAATAAACTTTTTCAGCGCATCGTAGTGGTTGCTCATTTTGGGTGGATGTATGTGACTGACTTTCTGAAAAGAGGATTCGTGAACACCTTGATGACCGTGGACCGTGGCCAACTCAAAGGCTCTGCGGTGATGTTCAACGGCCTGAACTGACCGTTTTGAATGTCGTTCGATGCACTAGGGTGTTCGTTTACGATCAGTGCCGACTTGTGGCGAGTGGAGATGATTTTAAGAATCCTTCGGCACTCTGAAAACTCAAGATGCTGCAAGACATCCTTGATGTGAACGAGGTCGAATGATTCGTGAATGTCTTCAATGCTGCTGGTGCTGATGTCGGTTCCGAGTGGAGCCTTTGACTTTGCAAACGAGGTGGCAATCGGACTGACATCGATGCCTTTGTAGCGAACCCCAGACAGATCAATCATCGACATCAACTGCCAGTCGCCACACCCAACATCCAAGATCGACTTAATCTTGTTTTCTCGAATGAACGAGTTGAGGAACTTAACGTATTTTGCGGTGTTTTGCGGCTGAGAACCTGGGCCAGATCCTCCATCCCATTCGTCTGTCAGGTAGATTCGATCAAAGATATTTTGAAGCATGCAGGCAGTAAGTGTTTTCGCGTTTTAGAATCTCCGCTTCAGTGAGTGCGCGCATTTTTTGGTCATGGTAGGTACGCCACAGGTGCGCGATGGAGCAGCCATCGAGAGAGTGGATTCCTTCCCAATACCTATGTGAGCCGCAATGCATGAACCCAAGCATTTCAAAATCAACAGCCTTGGCTAACCCCGGATTCTCCTTGTGCAGCTTCCACGGGTACTGGACAGAAATCTCGTTCCACCCACCTCCGTCAAACTCCTGCCATTTCTGAAGCCACTTCCATTGGAACTGGCTGTGCATCTGCGAGAACATGATTGCGTTGCAAAGGCCAATCGTCGGCTCGTCCCTGCAGAATTCACGACCGATTACAGTGTCATGGTTTAGCCAGTCTTTTGGAAACGGAGCAACTGTGATGGTGTCCGTGTCAGCGTAGACGCCGCCCATTGCGTACAAAATTGTATGACGAATCAGGTCGGCGCGATGCTGATGCTTCGGGACATGATTGCCATTCCAAGTGGACGGATTTCCGATTGGCATTACGCGAACCGGAACCTTTGCCTTCAGCTTTTCCCACTGCTCACCTGTCGGCTCCTTTGGACTCCACAAAAAAACGCTCCAGTCGGGATTGTTCATCCAAGCTGAAGCGATTGCTACACGTTCACAGATATTGAAACCGTCATTGTGAAGACCGTGTACGAAGTGAATATTTTTCATCCCTGACGCGACAAGTTGGACTCGGCAGTTGCATTCGCTCGCTGAATATCAGCGGTTGTCTTGGCATTCCGGCGTGACAGATCAGCCATCGCCTTCGTGTTCTGACGCTGAATGTTGGCCATAGTCTCGGCGTTCTGGCGAGCGATTTTCGCTTGAACCTCAGCGTTAAGAACTGCGGTCTTCGGATCGACACCCTGCTGAATCGCCTGAGCTTGCTGCATCTGCATCTGAGCTTGTTGCTGCTCTTGAAGCAGTTGGCCAAGCTGCTCGATGGTCTGACTGAGCATCTGGAGCTGCTGTGCGTATGCATCGACCTGCTGGCGACGCGAAGGATCGGTTGAAAGACGCTGCAAGTGCTGCTGAACGTGCTGACCGATGCCTTGAAGGAAGAGGACAATCTCCTGCGGATTGCCACCCTGCTGAAGTGATGCGGCAGCCTCGTTCGCCGCAGCCAGATGCGTGTCGATGTGGACGATGTGGTTCTGCGTGTCCGTGACGATGGCCATGTTGCCTTGGCGCAAGGACGAATGCTCCAGCACGGCAAGAGCAGCCTGATCTTGAACGCGAGCAGACTGCATCTGAGTAGGCAGATAACGATCCACCATTTGTTGGCCAACCTGAGCGGCGATGTAGTCCTTGAGCAGGTTGACTTTTCCGCCTTCAGGAAGAGAACCGGCAAGACCGAGCAAAGTACCAAGAAGCTGCTGCTTCGCGAATTGAGAACCTTGGCCGACCGTACGAGTCGCCTCGACGTAATCGATGTCAATCATCGCCTGAACCGGAACGCCGCGTTCCTTGCATCGACGCTGGAATTCGATGGCATCCTTGTCCGACTTGGTAATCGGATTCAGGTTCGGATTTGAGGCGCGGTTATACCGTTCCTCGAAGAAAGAATCCAACTGGTTGTAATACCGACTCAACTGCGTCTTACCGATTGCTGACTGCTGTGCCACGATGGCTTGGACTTCGGTGGCAGTGCGTGGGTTGCCAGACGGCTTGTTGAGCGATTGGCGATACTGAGAGAGGTTGCCTTGAAGAACATTCTCAAGGTCCGCGTTGACCGCCATAGGAGCGTCCAGAACGCCAGCAATGTTTTGCTGAATGACTTCGTAGTCGGGCGGGAGAATGGCATACGGTCCTTGCTGAACGACGCTGGTCTTGCTGAGAGCGTTCGGGTTGAGAGGGCGGAAGAGAATCTGCGTACGAGCGAATGCGCTGTCCACCATCGAGCAGCGGAGGCGATTCTTCAGCTCCATCGCCTGAAGCATCTTGATGCCAAGACCCTTTACACCGTGATGCTCGCCATCACCACGGTCGTAATACATCGGATGGATGACCTGTTCCCACCGCTTGTACCGGCGCAGCTTGCGGTACATGAAGTCCTGGCTGTCACGCTCATCGATGATGGCATGGCTGATCTGTCCATCGAACTCCTTGTAGAAGATGTGCGACATCAGCACGACCTCTGACCGCGCGCTGAAGGTGATGTCGTTTGAGCGGAGCTGACGTTGGAAGAACTCCCAATCGTACTGAACACCAGAGCGGTACGGTTCGGGCATAGCGGCGCGGATGCGTTGGCGAACGTAGTCCACGTTCCAACCGGCAGCAGTCGCAGCCTCCTCGTCCTGAATCTTCTCGAAAAGATCGTCAACGCCCATGCGAGTGCGGACGCATGCCACCTTCCAATCGCTGACGTTGGACTTGGTTCCATCGGGAACGAGAAGATCCGTTGCCATGATGGCTTTGCATCGCCAGTTCGAGCCGTCTTCGAAGATTAGCGGACCGTCACCAATGAGAACCATCTCGCGCTGCGAGAGCTGCATGATGTAGTCGAAGTCCTTATCGAGCTTCTGGAGACGGTCGAATTCTTCGGTGATGATCTTCGACCATTCCTCCCGCTTATCCATGTCGTTGCCGTAAGCGGTGCGAATGTTGGCGTAGGTGGGAACCTCGGCGAACACATCGTAAAAGGCAGACATGGCCAACGTGAGGAACGCTTCCGACTCGCGGAAATTGACGTTGGTACGGAACGCCTGATTGTTCCGGCGAAGTTCGGCGGGATTGTACGGAGGATTGCCATCAACCAGACCGCGCAACTTGGCGCGCGTCACGTTCCGCAACTGATCTGCCATGATCAGCTTCTGGAAGATTTCGCGAGCAGATGCTGCGTCGGCAATGCGCGTCTCAGGTGCTTTGCCATCTTCGTTGATGGTTTCCAGCGGGAGTTGGACTAGGTTTCCGTACATGGTCGTTTTTTCCAGCAGTGGGCCGGAAGGTTTTCGTTCTCTGTAGCGTCGGTAAATTTATGGAGTGTTTCAATGGGAAACCACACCATGCTTCTGATAAAGCAACCACAAAATTCACAGCTCTGAACTTGCTCGTCATACGGCGTATTGCCGTGCTGCGAGAAGGTTTTTACAGCCTCCTTGAGGACGCGAGCGTTGCATCCAGTGCATCCAAGTGGCTTGCGATTGAAGCGACAGCCTGAGCAGATGCTTGCGCGTCGATTCGCCTCCGCCTGATCGACTTTTCCGCCGCCAACAGTCAGGCCATGAAGCAAACTCATGCTGAATCGGATGACATCTCCGATCTGGAGTGACTTTCGACCTTCGGGTTTCGGAAGCTCAACCTCGTTGTAAGCGCAGTCGGCACCGTTACGACACGCATATTCGGTGATTAAAGTGTCGAGGTTGCTCGGTATCGGAATCGCGTTCGCCGTGTAATGATTGCGGATGAACTCATGGAGCTGCGGCCATGATCCGCCCATGATTTCAATGCCAGTCTCAGGAACTCGGTAATGCCATCCGCCGGGGATGACCATGTGTTCGTTGAGAACCTTATATCCGGTAGCTTTGCTCATTCTTCGATTGATTCGTCGTGATAGATTGAATCGGCGTCCCGAACGAGCTTTTCCCAGACTTTGTCCATCTTGGTTGCTCGCGGTTCGAGGACAGCAGTTTTGCGGACTAGATCAAGCAAGACTGTAGCTGCGTCGGCCAAGTCAGGCGATTTACCCGTTCGCTGCTTCATCACAGTCTTCGATTCGACGGATATCTTCCGCTTGGAATCGTCGAACATGCGCGCGCAGAACTCTTGCAGCGTTTCAATGTCCATTCCGCCAACACGCTCCTCGACAACCCATTTACGCATCGAGAACCAAAGTTCCGTCACTTTGCGGTCGTAGGCCTCATTGCATGGCCGACTATCCTCGTCGCTGACCGGGATGGCCGATGGAGAGCCGCCGAACTCAACGCGATGAACAATACCCCATTCGCGAGTCAGAATGTCCGCAAGACCGCCACCCTCACCGCTTGAATCGAGAGCGAACTTGTCGGGCGACACGCCCCGTTTGCTGCACTCCTCTTTGACGCGATTGGCTATCTGGTAGTGAACAGGTTCAGTTAGCTG